GTCAAGCTTCGAGCGAACCACATTTTCGGAATATGTGCCCCAAAACCCAACTCCCACAACCGATTTCCGTGCGAACGGTGGGTGACGGAATCCATTGCGGCACAGCAACATTCGCATCTACACCCATAACGTTGTGCTCGAAATCCTACTGCTGCAACGCGATTCGATACACGCGAAATCCGTTGAAACACAACAGCATTGTTCGCATTGCTCCCTTGTGCGGAAGATGTTTTCGTGGATGGCCCCGCAGTCGGGGCACTCGTGGATGTAGGTGCTCATGATGCGGGTATGCGCTCTCTATGGTGTGTGCCGCAAGCCGGGCAGTCTGCCTCCATGTAGCACTGGCCGAGCCTTACCGCGATGGGCGCGTCTGGCGGTGGTGTGTATTCGGCCAGCCGGATACCGCACGGGCAGTCGATGGTCATTGGAAAGACCGCCTCGCCGGTTTTGGCTACTTCAAGCTCGGCTGCGTCAAATGCGTAGTCAATGACCTCGCCATTTCTGTTGATGCCCTTCAGGGTGGCCCGTCCGCAGCCATGCTGCCAGAAGGTCAAGGCGATGGCGACCCCCTCAAATCCGGTCGCGGTGTCGCGGTAACGCTCCCCGAGTTTAATTTCTGACTCGTACCTGCTCACTGTGGCATTCCTTCCAGGCCGGCGTTCAGGATGAGCACCAGGACGATGATGATGAACGCTACGACGGCCCATTCAATGAGCAGGATCGTGGTTGATCCTCTCAAATGGTCGAATATCTTCTTCAAAACCCCTCCTTCTGTTGAATATCGGGCCGAAAGTGCCCGAAACCTTTCAAATACCCTACAGTGCCGGTAGGGTCTTGGCCAGTCGGTCGTACATGATGATCGCGCCGGCTACGGCGACGTTCATCGACCATTCGCGAACCGTTGGGATTTGCACAACGTAGTGGCAGCGGTCGAGTATGCGTGGCGGGATGCCGTGGTCTTCGGCGCCGAGTAGGTAGACCGCCCTGGGCGGGTGGGAGAACTCGGGTAGCGGTTTGGCGCGGCCATCCAGCTCGACCCCGATGAGTGGGCAGCCGTACGGTAGGTGGTTGATCAGGTCGTCTATGTCGCTGTAGTGGATTAGTGGTACATGGTTGGGCGTGCCTACGGTGTCGGAGGGCTGGCGTGTGTAGCGTGCTCCGATTGTGCCGAGGAATGCGGCGTCGTTGAGCCATGCTGAGCGCCAGAGTGTGCCGACGTTGACGGCTGTTTTGGGTCGCCATATCGCGATGCCGAAGTAGCCGCAACCCTCGCTCGCCACTCTACGCATCCCACGCCTGCTCACAATAGTTGGTCTCCCTTTTTTGATTCACCCTACTGTATCCCGTAAGGAGCCGCCACATGGGAGCACGCGGACCCAAGCCGAAGCCCACGCACCTGAAGGTGATCGAGGGCGAGCGTGAGTCGCGCATCAACCGCAACGAACCTCTGCCCGGTGAGGGTAAACCGGTCAAACCGAAGGGTATGACCCCTGGTGCTGTGAAGGTTTGGGATGAGATGGCCCCGGACTTGATCGATAAGGGCTGTTTGACCCCTTGGGACGTCTACGCGTTTGAGGCGTTGTGTGAGGCTATCGCTAACTTCCGTCAGTGCCGGGATTTGAATGAGGCTTTTGATTCCGGTGAGGGTAAGTTCATTGCCCGCGGCGCCGCTGGGGGTTTGATCAAGAATCCCTACCATCAGATGATGCGGGACCACATCGAGACGATCGCCAAGCTGGGCAGCCGGTTCGGGTTCACTCCGGGCGACCGGGCGAACTTGAAGATTGAGAAGATGGATCACGGCTCTGCGTTGGGCGCTGAGAGACTTTTGAGCTAGTGGAATGCGCCGGCTTTGGTATCGCATGGGCTGGCTGGTCAAGCGCTGTTCCTGCTGTGGGGTTCGGGAACGTTCTGTTCACCGCTGGCCGGGGGGCTGGTTGTGTGTGATGTGCGCCTTTGGCTTGAATGTTAAGTGTGAGTGCCGCTAGCGCCACCACGGCTGGTCTAGTTCTTTCCATGTCTGGCCTAGTTCGATTTTCAGGATGGCGTCGGCCAGTAGTTGTTCCACTAGGTGGCGGTTGAACCCGTCGTCGGGGTCGCGCCACTTTTCAAGCAGGAGTGTCAGGGTGTGTTTGGCGCCCCTGTTCAGGTAGTACTCGATGTCGGCTTGATTCATGAGCCCACCTTACACCATACGGGAGATGTATGCAGACTATCTCTAGGGCTAAGGCCACGTCGGCGCAGATTTTGATTCATCGTCGACTGCAAAAAGACTTCGATAAGTATCGTGACAAGTTTGAGAAGCATCGGAATATGGGCCCGGCGTTCGCCGAGGCCCTGGCGGAGCTTGAACGTAAGTTATTCGGTTAGGAATTAAGGAGGTGTTGTGCCCCCGGTTTGTGGCTACACCTTCGATGATGTGGAGTGTCCTGAGGCTGGTAATCATTTTTGTGTGCCTCGTGCTGATCATGTGCAGGCGTTTTTTGAGGAGATCTTGGTTCACACCAAGGGCCGGTATGTGAGGAAGAAGTTCGTTCTCGCGGACTGGCAGCGGGATGACATCGTTCGCCCCCTATTCGGCCGTGTGGACTGGTCCGATGAGTACAGGGAGTATAAGCGCCGGTACGAGGTCGCGTGGTACGAAACAGCCCGCAAGCAGGGTAAGACTGAATTGCTGGCCGGGATTATGCTTTATCTCCTCATTGCGGACGGTGAGCAATCGGCCGAGATTTATGGCGTAGCTCGTGATATCACCCAGGCAAAGCTTGCTTTTGATGTTGCCGCTCAGATGGTCATCTTTTCCCCCCTGTTGTCCAGGCGTCTTAGGGTGAGTGATTACAAAAAGAGGATTTACGATCAGAAGACCAATTCTTTCTATCAGGTTATCGCAGCTGATGCTAAGTCTGCTCTTGGTTCTAACCCCAGTGGTGTCGGGGCCGACGAGATCTTGGCATGGCAATCGGGGGATATGTGGGACTCTCTGCGTACCGGTATGGGTTCGGGAGCGCGTCTTCAGCCCCTGATGCTTGCCGCTACTACCGCGGGTAATGACAGTGAGGGTTTTGCCGGCCAGATGCATAGGCAGATGGAGCGGGTGGCTGAGCATCCGGACGCGCCCGAGAACCGGCACATCTTTACCTATATCCGCAACACTCCTAAGGATGCGGATCCGTGGGCGGAGGAGAATTGGTGGCACGCTAATCCGGCCCTTGGGGATTTCCTGAGTCTTGAGTCGCTGCGCAAGCAGGCATTAGAGGCCCGCGCTAATCCCATCGCGGAAATGGCCTTCCGTCAGTACAGGCTGAATCAGTGGCAATCGACGACGGTGCGGTGGATGAACATGTTCCTGTGGGACAAGAAACCCAACCGGTCGATTCTGTACGAGAGTAATCAGAAGCTGTTGGAGTCGTTCAATGGCTGTGAGTGTTATTTCGGCCTGGATATTGCGGCGAAGCAGGATCTGTGTTCAATCTGCTACCTGTTTCCTTGCGCAGACCCGAGTTATGGCGTGGATGTGGCTTGGCGGCACTGGATCTGTGAAGCGGGTCTTGAAAGATTGGATCGGCAGAACCAGGGCCGGTTCACTCATGAGTTCGCTAAGGGTGGCTGGCTTACTGTCACGCCTGGCGATGTGCTGGATTTTGAGGAGCTTTACGCCACGATCAAGGCTGATTCCAATAGGTTTTGCATTTTGGGTGGCGACGTTGATAAGCATATGTCGGAGCCGATCATTCAGCGGATCAGGTTGGAGACGGGTATCGGTGTGGAGGATATTTATGCTTACGATAACCAGTTTTCCACGATGTCGGACGGGATGCACCGCATTTTCGACATGGTGACGGACGGTGTGTTTCGGCATCATGGTAATCCGTTGGCTAGGTTTTGTTTCGATGCCTGTGAGGCGAAGTATAAGCTTTCTGACCCGGATTTGATTATGCCCGATAAGCCGAATCGGATGCGTGCCTCTAAGCGGATTGATGCGGTGCCGGCGGCGATCATGGCGGTGAATGCTTACTGGACTCGGGATGGGCAGATAAACTCGTGGTACAACGACCATGAAGTAATTCGCATCTAGGCGACCGCGGTTAACAGCTTGCCTCGGATGATGTCGCTGATTGTTGATTGGTTGACGCCGAATTCTGCCGCTAATGGATACTGCCGTTCGCCCGCGGCGTATCGACGGCGAATTTCCCGCACCTGCTCGTCGGATAACTTACTGGCCCGTGGCTTACGGCGGGCACTACGCCCCCTCGCAACACGGTCCTTGACGTTCTGTGCATGAGTGCCAAGTAGCAAATGGCAGGGGTTCACGCAAGGCGGGTTGTCGCATGTATGCCTAATGACCATGCTGTCTGGTATGTCGCCACGGTATAGCCGGTAGGAAATCCGGTGAACGCGGCGCTCACCCAAAATTGGCACCTTGAGGCTGCCGTATCCATGGGGATCGCAATAACCTTGCCACTCCCAACATTCGTTCGGTTTGCCGCGCTGGTATTTGGCCTCGAACCGAGTTTGTATTGATTCTAATGTCACACCCCAAGTGTACCAGTACTGTGGGGGGTAACGGCAAGATTGAGGTTTTAATGGCCATCTGGGTTAAAGACCCTGGTGATTTGATTTGGTTCCGGTTTGACTTCACCCAGTTCATCGCTAACAGCCTTCAGCCCGCGGACACTATTGCTTCGCATACGGTCTCTCTGCTGTCGGGGAGTATCACGTTGGTGCAGCATGTGGCCACTTCGACTGCCGTGAGTTTGCAGGTTTCGGGTGGTGCCAGTGGTTCTGCGGCGTTGGTGCAGTGTACGGCTACTACGTCTTCGGGCAATGTTTATTACGACGAGAAGACTATCTATATTCAGACGAGGGTTGAGGTTCCGTGAGTTTTATGCCTGCTGCGCCGGAGAATCTTTTGGTGGCGACCACCCCGGATGGCGTGAGGGTGGGTATCACTTTCGATATCCGTGGTTTTGTGACGTGTGGGCGTTGCGGTACGGATCGCGAGGAGGGTGACTGCCCCAATTGTCCCCCTATAACCGAATAAGGAGTAATGATGGCTGATGGGCTGAATTCAAGCCTGGCCAATTCGATTTTGAATAATCTGACGGGGAACACGACGTGGTCTCCTAATGCGAACTTGTTCGCGGAGCTGCATATTGGTACACCGGGTGCGGCCGGGACTTCCAACCCCTCGGGTAATACCACCAGGAACCAGTTGACTTACAACGCTGCGGCGAGTGGTTCGATCACGTTGTCTACTACGCCTACGGCGTGGACTAATGCGACGGGCACGGAGACCTTGTCTGATGTTGCGTATTGGAATGCTTCTTCGGCGGGTACTTTTCAGTGGAGTGCGGCTATGAATAGTTCGCATACTTGGAATCTTAACGATACTTTCACGTTGACTTCGGCTACGGTCACTATCACTCCGCTGGCCGCTTAAGGGAATAATGACTCGAACTTGTACTTTGGAAGACTGCGACAAGGGGCTCTACGCCAAGGGCTATTGCAATAAGCACTGGCAGCGGTTTAACAAGTTTGGCGACCCGCTGGATACGGTCCCGCCAGGGCATCGAAGGTGCTTACCGCCCTTGCCCGAGTTGCCCGAAGCCGAACTTGGCTGGCTAGCCGGACTGCTAGAGGGCGAGGGCTCCTTCTTTATGTCCAACGGGTCGAACAAAAGCGGAACTTATAAGTATCCGCAGATAAGCGTCGAGATGACCGACCTGGATGTGATTCAGCGAGTTGCCCGTATATTCGGCGTCTCCACGTACACATATGACAACAAAAAGCGGCCTAACGAGAAGATAATCCATAAGGCGATTGTCAGTGGCTCAAAGGCTACTGAATTGATGGAGCAGCTGCTCCCCTGGATGGGCGAGCGGCGCAGCCAGAAAATTCGTGAACTTCTTAAAACTAAATCTGGAAAGGCTTCATTGTGAGCTTCCTCACAGGCACAAATGTAGAGACTATTTATACCTCGACTTCGACTTTTAACTTAAACACTTTCACCACCGAGGCGGTAATTAACAAAGGTACCACTCAGGTGCAGGCCCATGTTCCACCGGATTTTTGGCTCGCTAATAACAGCCAGCTTGGTAGGGGTATTTACATTAGGGCGCGTGGTATCGTGTCTTCGACTGCGACGCCTAGCTATACGTGGACTGTGCGGCTTGGCGCTTCTGGTATTACTGGGCCGATTGTGTTGGGTTCGGCTGCGTTGGCTACGGCTTCTGGTGTCACCAACGTGCCGTGGAACCTTGAGGGCACTGTCGTTTTAGAGGCCATTGGTCAGGCGGGTGGAAACTCGACCGCGCGGGGTATTGGCACTTTGATGACGGATGGTTATTCGGCGGCGACTACTACTCGCATGTACCAGTTGTATGGTGGTGCGGCTTCGCCGGGTACGGTCGCGACCGTGGATACCTCGATTACGAATTACATTAACCTTGATATCACTTGTACTGCGTCGTCCGCGTCTAACACGATCACGCTTCAGCAGATGGAAGTTTACGGTCTCAACTAAATTCATTCTAGAGAGAAGGGTTTAGCGTTGGATACCTTTAATGTGACTGCCGCCTGGAATCAGGCGAGCTATGTCGCTGGGCAGACCATCGTTGGTACGATCAGCGGTGGTGATGTGCTGACGACCACCGTCAATGTTAATGCTGGTCCTGTGACGATTCCGGTGGTGGCTGCTGATGGTGCTACTTCGACGGTGACGTTGGGGACCGTTCCTGTTGCGGTTACTACTACTACGCCGGAGTCTGTGGTTATTGATACTTCTCGTCCGATTGTGGATAGTGGTAGCCCTGCCCGTACTTGGGTTGTTTCTGCCAACAAGCTGAGTATTTCCGCGACCGCATGACGGTTACTGTCCCGATCATCGCGGCGGACGGGGCGCAATCGGTGGTGACGTTGCCGGCCCCGGTGGTGAGTGCCGCCGGGTTCGGCCAGCCGGTGATGGCGGCGCCCGCGGGATACTCCAACATGATTTTCCATGACACGTTCTCTGGGACGTCTTTGGATTTGACAAAATGGTCTCCGAGTTGGGGTGGTAACGGCATCCTGTGGAATAACTTTGGGAAGATGGGGAACGACCCGAATGGGTTCCCTTATACGGGGCCGAATACTCCGACTTCGACTGAGGATCAGTTGTTCGCCGCCAGCCAGGTTGTTGTCAACAATGGTTTGACGATCACCCTTAAGCCGAATACGGCGCCTTTGAATCCTGGTGGTGTTCATTACCAGTGTGTGTCTGGGTCTATTGAGTCGGTGGCGATGTCTGGTCATGGGCCTGGTGAGTCGGCTAATTTTGTGTTGCCGTCTACGGGTAGGTGGCATGTGCAGATGCGTGCGAAGGTGCCCGATATGAATCATGGTATGTCGCCGCAGCTTTGGTTCATGCCGGGCCACAGTGGCGGTAATAGTAATGAGCTTGATGGTGTGCAGGGTGGTTTGGTTACGTCGAACTCGAATAACTATCCGATTTGTGCCCAGTATTTTGGTCCGACTAAGTCGCCGGAGGGGGTTCCGAATGTGGGTGTTGATGCCACTTTGGCGTTCCATGTTTATGGCGTTGAGGTTGTCTGGCCTAATGTGATTAATGTTTATTTTGATGGGGCGAAGGTTTGGACTTATTCGGAGACTATGCCTGCGCAGAATTACATGATTAAGATAGATTTGGCGGCTTGGCTGCCCGGCCTTGGTTGGGCTACCGGCTATGCGGGCGCCACCGGTCAGTTACAGGTTGCCGAGGTCCAGGCGTATTCGGCTTAGCCGAGGAGGGGGTTAGATGTTAATTCCTAACCCCAATGTTGGGCCTATGGCGTTGCGCTGGCGGACACGTTGGCCTCCGCCGCCGATGTTCTCTGTCGGCCCGAAGATGTCCACTTTGCAGGATACGTTCGACAGCCAGAACACTAAGCAGTGGAATTATGGGGCTGGGGCTTCGGTTGCCAGTGGGCAGCTGTTTTTGACTTGCAGCAATGCCTATAATGGCCGCATTACCACTATAAGTGCTGATGGTTCTGTTAGTGCGGTCTATAATCTGACTAATTCTCAGATCAGTTTTCAGGTTTTGCAGAGGCCCAGTGTCGGGACTGGCACGACGGAGTTTTATCTTAACCTTTTGCCGGATGGGTCGAACGGTTCGGCTAATCAGTCTACCCGTTTGGTGTTTTACTGGAATAACGGGTCTCTTGGGGCTAATGAGTACAATGGCGGTGTTGTTACCAGCAGTTCGTTTTCCACGAATGATTCCTGGTGGCGCATCAGGCATGGTGACGGCGGCCTGTATTGGGAGACCAGTGTCGACGGCAATGCCTGGACGACGCGGTTCAATAAGACGCCGGGCTTCAACATTGAGGCTTTGCATGTCGGGTTTTATTGTGGTTATTACGGCGCTGAGACCAACCCTGCCCCGGTTGTTCTTGATAACATCAACATCGGCCCTAGCCCGTATAGTTACCGGCCGACGCTTATCGCCAACCCTAATGTGGGTCCGATGGCGCTGCGGCGTGCGCGTCGTTTGCCGTATGTTGCTTCGCAGAAGCAGGGTTTTGTTGATGGTGCTGATCAGTCTTTAACTTTCTCGTCTCCGTCTGATGGTTTTGCTGATCATCCGGGGGCGCAGACCTCGACTGTTATTCCGAATCCGTTCGTTGGCCCGCAGGCTCTGCGTCACAGCAAGCGGATGCCGTATGTGCCCTCCGTTGGGGTTACGGGTAGTCAGGCTTTCTCGGATGCTGCGGATGCGGCGTGGGTGTGGAACACGCTCACGGATGGTGCCGCGGATCGTGCTGGCGCTAAAACAACTGTCGTCATCCCCAATCCGTTTGTTGGGCCGATGGCTTTGCGTGTCGGCAAGCGGATGCCTTATGTGTCGTCACAGAAGCAAGGGTATGTTGACGGCGCGGATCAGTCATTCGTGTTCACGCTGACGGATGACGGTTTCATCGATCATCCGGGCGCGAAGACTTCTGTTGTTACGCCTAACCCGTTTGTGGGTCCGCAGGCGATGCGTGTCTCTAAGCATCTTCCGTTTGTCGCTTCACAACGTCAGGGTTATGTGGATGGCGCCGATCAGGCGGTAACTTTCACCACCCCGTCCGATGGTTTCATTGACCATCCTGGTGCGAGGACTGTTGTCGCTATTCCGACGCCGTTTGTAGGCCCGCAGGCTTTGCGTCATGCCAAGCGCATGCCTTATGTGTCTTCGCAGAAGCAGGGGTATGTGGATGCCGCCGATATCGCGTTGGCTTTCACAACGGTCACGGATGGGGCTTCTGATAGGGCGGGCGCTAAAACCGCAGTCATCATCCCTAACCCATATGTGGGTCCGATGGCCCTGCGTGTGGGGAAGCATCTGCCGTATGTCGCCTCACAGAGGCAGGGCTATGTTGATGGGGCGAATCAGACGCTTACCTTCGCGGCTACCGATGACGGGTTTGTGGATCATCCTGGCGCTCGGACAGCGGTTCTCATCCCCAATCCTTACGTAGGTCCGCAGGCCCTGCGGGTGGGTAAACACCTACCGTACGTGTCTTACAGGGTTGCTGCGGGGGCGCAGGCATTCAGTGATGGCGCTGACGCTACTTGGGTGCTCGCGCTTGTCGATGACGGGTTCATTGATCATCCCGGCGCTAGGACTGGGGTTATCATTCCTAATCCGCTGGTGGGCCCGCAGGCCCTTCGTGGCCGTAAGGGTAGGCCGTATGTCGCTCAGCAGCGTCAGGGCTATGTTGATGCCGCTAACTCCACCTGGACGTTCGGTTTCAGCACTCAGGGCGTTCGTGGCGTCAGAGATGGCGCCGACCTAGTAATTACACTCACTGGTTCGGAAGATGGTTTCATTGACCATCCTGGGGCCAGGACGGCGGTCATTGTTCCGAGTCCGCTGGTGGGCCCGCAGGCGCTTCGACACGGTAAGCATTGGCCTTATGTGCCGTCTCGCGGGACCGCGGGCCATCCGGTGT